TAAGTCTTATAAAGATTTAGACCTGGATTTTGGTAGAAATGTGGTTACTAATGATGTTAATAAATTAACAGATGTTGAAGCTGTCAAAAGAAGTGTAAGAAACTTAATTCAAACGAATCATTTCGAAAGGCCATTTCATCCTGAATTGGGTGGTAATGTAAGAGCATTATTATTTGAACCACTAAATATGTTTACTGCTATGAATTTAGAAAGAAAAATAGCAGAAGTCATTGCTAATTTTGAACCAAGAGTTCAGTTGATTCAAGTTAATGCAAAACCTGATGAGGAAAGAAATTCATTTTTAGTTTCTATAAGTTTTAACATACTAGGCGTGGCGCAAGGTGTTACTGTAGAAACAATGTTAGAGAGATTAAGATAAAATGGCTAGTAACAAATTAGAAGTATCAGCATTAGACTTTGATGATATAAAATCAAACTTAAAAACCTTTTTGCAAAGCCAATCAGAGTTTCAAGATTATGATTTTGAAGGTTCTGGTTTTGCAGTCTTATTAGATTTACTTGCATACAATACACACTACATGTCTTATAATGCAAATATGTTAATTAACGAATCATATTTAGAAAGTGCTGATGTAAGAAAAAATATTGTTGCATTAGCTAAATCTTTAGGTTATACACCATCTTCAGTCAGAGCGCCATATGCTGAATTAGATGTTACAGTAAATAATGTAGCTTCAACAGTTACTTCTATCACGGCATCTAAAGGTACAACTTTTAATACATCTGTTGATGGTACAACTTATAATTTTATTACAAACGAGGCAGTTACAATTACACCATCTGCTGGTGTTTTTAAATTTGAAAATTTAAAAGTTTATGAAGGTACAGCAGTATCATTTTCTTATACTGTAGATTCTACTGACCCAGACCAAAGATTTATAATACCAAGTGATGACGCTGATACCTCAACATTAAAAGTATCAGTTCAAAATTCTGCTTCAGATACAACAACAGCAACTTATACGTTAGCTACAGGTATTGCCGGTTTAGATTCAACATCTAAAGCTTATTTTTTACAAGAAGGTGAAGACGGTAGATTTGAAGTTTATTTTGGTGATGGTGTTTTAGGCAATTCATTAGATGATGGAAATATTGTTACATTGGAATATGTTGTTACAAATAAAACAGAAGCTAATGGTGCAGGTACATTTACACTTGCAGATAATATAGGTGGTTATAGTGATGTAACTATTGCAACTTCATCATCAGCACAAGGTGGTAGTTTAGCACAATCTAAAGAATCTATTCGTTATAATGCGCCATTACAATTTGCAGCTCAAGATAGAGCAGTTACCACAACTGATTATGAAAATTTAGTACAAACAATTTATCCAAATGCATTATCAGTTAGTGCTTGGGGTGGTGAAGATGATGAAACACCAATTTATGGTGTTGTTAAAATTGCAATAAAGGCCGCTTCAGGTTCAACATTAACAAATGCAACTAAAGAAAGTATTGTTACTCAATTAAAAAAATACAATGTAGGCTCAGTTAGGCCAGAAATTGTAGACCCAGAAACCACATCATTACTTTTAACTACAACGGCTAAGTATGATGAAAGAGCAACAACAAAAACATCTGATACATTAAAATCAGAAATAATAACATCACTTACAAATTACAACACAAACACATTACAAAAATTTGATGGTGTGTTTAGATATTCTAAGGTAGTAGAATTAATTGATGATGTTGATGAAAGTATTTTATCTAATATTACAACATTAAAAATTAGAAAGAATTTTACACCAACTTTAAATTCATCAGCTGCATATAACATATATTTTAGAAATGGACTTTATAATCCACATTCTGGACATAAATCTGCTGAAGGAGGTATTTTAGAATCTACTGGATTTACAATTGTGGGTAATACAAATGAAATGTTTTTAGATGATGATGGTATTGGTAATGTAAGATTATATTATCTTGTAGGTTCAACCAGAACATATGTAGATAATACACAAGGTACAATTAATTATGCAACAGGCCAAGTTACTATTAATTCTCTAAATGTTTCATCAATATCTAACATTAGAGGTTCAACATCAACTGTTATTGAATTAACAGTACAACCAAATTCAAATGATATTGCACCTGTAAGAGACCAAATTTTAGAAATAGATGTGGCAAATTCATCTATTATAGTAGAGACTGATACATTTGTTGGAGGTTCTGCTGACGCTGGTGTTGGGTACACAACTACAACAAGTTACTAATGGCAAAATTTACAAAAAATATATCCAACTTAGTAAATCAGCAAGTTCCAGGATTTGTACTTGAACAACATCCTAAATTTTTACAATTTGTAAAATCATATTATACTTTTATGGAATCTGCTGAATTATCATTAATCAGCATACAAGTTTCTGATGGTATTAGATTAGAAACAGAAACCAACCAAGAAAATAATTTAATATTAGACGCTTCAAGAATTGATAGTGATAGAACACAACTTGACGCTGGCGATAAAGTTATTTTAGAAGATTCATCTTTTGGTAAATTTACAAGAGGTGAAACTATAACAGGCCAAACTTCAAATGCTACAGCAACAGTATTAACAGAGGACTTAGATAATAATAGATTATTCATATCAGCTCAAGATAAGTTTATACATGGAGAAACAGTTGTTGGTTCATTATCAGGTGCAAGTGCTGTTATAAATGGGTATAAACCTAATCCTGTAAATTCAATTTCAGATTTAGTTAATTTTAGAGACCCTGATAGAGTTATATCTAATTACTTAACTAAATTTAGAAATGAATTTTTAAACAGTCTGCCTGAAAATTTAAATTCAAGTGTTGATAAAAGAAAATTAATTAAAAATATTAAATCATTATATCGAACAAAAGGTACAAGTAGAGGACACGAATTATTTTTTAAATTGTTATTTAATGAGGAATCAGAAACAAAATATCCTAGAGAAAATGTTTTAAGAGTATCTGACGGTAAATGGGATTCAAAAACATTATTAAGAGCAATAGGCACAGAAGGTGATACTGTTGACTTAGTAGGTCGAACAATTACTGGCCAATCATCAAATGCGACAGCTATTATAGAAAGTGTTGTTAAGTTTCAAATTGGCTCTAATTTAGTTTCAGAATTTTTATTAAATAGCGATACTGTGATTGGAACATTTACTGTAGGTGAACAGATAAGAGGCACCAAAACAGATACGGATGATACCTTTATAAAAGCAAACATAACTGGCATACCAGCAACAACTACAATTTCAAATGATGGACATCTGTATTCTTTAAATGAAGATGTTACAATAACAGGAGGTGGTCAAGCTGCAATAGTACAAATCAATAGTATAGGTAGTGGTGGAATTACACAATATATTGTTGATAGTGGTGGTTCAAATTATGAGATAGGAGATGATTTATCATTTATAGCGTCAAATGGTTCAAGTGCAGCTGCAAAGGTATCTGTAGTAAATGGTGGATTTACTTTAGAAGAAGGAACAGAATCTAGTTCTACAAGTCATATTGTTTTAGAAGATGAAACACAATTTGCAGATGGTTATACAGGAGACAAATTAATTCAAGAATCTGGAACAGGTACAGGAGATATAACAGATATTAGAGTAGTAAATACAGGTTTTGGTTACACATCATTACCTACAGTATCGGTTACAAGTACAAGTGGTACGAGTGCAAGTATTAAAGCTTATGGTCCTGAAATTGGCCGTGCATTAGAATTAAAAATTGTAGAATATGGTTCTGAATATGAAAATTCTCCTACACCACCAACATTAACATTATCTACATATTTAATATTGTCTAATATATCTGGAACATTTATTTCAGGTGAAACTGTTTCAGCTACAGGTTCAGATGGCTCAACAACAGTTACAGGAACATTATCATCTATAGATACAGATACAAATGTTATGAAGATAACCGGTGCAACAGGAAATTTTGGAACAAATGTTACACTAACAGGATTGACCTCTAGTGTTACGGCAACTATAGAAATTGCAGACCAGGCTACTGCTACGACAACTGTAGCTGCAACAGCAACTACAACAGGCGCATACTTAAATGAAGATGGCCATATTTCAGAAGATACAATGAGAATACAAGATAGTTTATATTATCAAGACTTCTCATATGTTATTAAAGTTGGTGAAACAATTAATACTTGGAGAGATAGTTTTGAAAAAACAATGCACACTTCAGGTTTCTACTTTACAGGCGAGGTTAATATACAATTAACTGCTGACGCTCAAATATCTTCTCCAGTGGAAGGACTAGTTTCAGGATTAGAAGAATCTCCAATATATGGAGTGATATCAACACTATTCTCTACAGTATTTGGTAGAAGATTGGGTACCGAAGATGATGGAACAACTTTAAGGTCAAATATAGAATTGGGTGTTAATCCAGATTTTGATGATACTACAGATGAATTGTGGAACTCTAGTACAAGAGATTTAACGCTTACACACAAAATGACTGTTAATATTCCATTAATTTATGTATCACAAACAATAAGAGGTTCTGATTACAAATTTGGTTATGCTTATATAGGGCCTAAAATGAAATCATTAGATATGTATAATAATCCATTTAGTTCAACAAATGTTTATAGTGGAAGTCATACATTTGCACAGACAACGGCTGTTGGAGGTGATTCTACAGAAACAACCTATATATCACCAATGAAAATGGAAAATTGGAAAAATCATTTCTTGTCTGGTTTAAATAACACTTCACTTGATGGTGAAATAGTTCAAATGCCAGATTATGATAATGATAATCTAAAAACTTATATAGCTCATCCAACAGAAATTAGGGTAAACTATAATTAACTTGTATAAATATAATTAATAAAAGAGGAAAAAATGCCAGCAATTATTACAAACAAATTCAGGATTCATAATTCAGAACAGTTTCATGAATCATTTTCTGAAGCTTCAGGTAACACATATTACTTAGCAATTGGCCGACCTCAAGGATGGACAACATCAACACGAGGTGACGGCAGAACAGAATATGAAGGTTCAGATTCAACACCGTTAACTCCAGTTGATTCAGTTGGAGATGAGTTTTATCATTATGATGATTTTCTATCAGCTAAAAAAGTTACAAGTTCAGATATTTCATATGTGATACCAAGAAGAAACTGGACAACAGGAACAGTCTATGATATGTATAGACATGATTATGGTAGATATGTAACAGGAAGTACTTCTTCAATACAAACAGCTGATAGTGGAGCTACAGTAATATGGGATGCTACATTCTATGTTTTATCTTCAGATAGTAATGTTTACAAATGTTTAGATAATAATAGTGGGGCTGCTTCAACAATAGAACCTACTGGAACATCTACAGCTATATTATCTACAGCTGATGGATATAAATGGAAATACATGTATACACTATCTGCTTCACAACAAGTAAACTTTTTATCAACAGACTTTATGCCTGTTGTAACAAATTCTACAGTATCATCAGCAGCTGTTGATGGTGCAGTAAATATAGTAACAATAAAAACTGCTGGTTCAGGTGGTACAGACGGCACTCATACAGGAATTGCAATACGAGGAGATGGTTCTTCTGGTGAGGTTTCTGTAACAGTATCAAGTGGTGCTGTAACAGCAGTAACAGTAACAAATGTAGGAACAGGATATACATATGGTTATATTCGTGTTGCAGACATTGTATCTGCTGGGGCAACTGGTCTAACAGGTACAGAATTAGATGTTATAATAGAACCAAAAGGTGGACACGGATTTAATGCCGTCTCTGAATTGGGTGGATATTATCTAATGTTAAACACAAACTTTATCGGTGCTGAAACTTCAAATACAGGAGATTTTACAACGGCAAACGATTTTAGAAAAATTGCATTATTAAGAGACCCGGAATCTGGAGGTTCAACTGCTAGTGCTACAACATTAAGTGGAGTTAAATCTGTTAAAATTGCGGCTTCACCTACACCAGGAACATTTACTGCTGATGAAGAAATAAATCAAGCAACAACTGGTGCAGTAGGAAAAGTTGTGGAGTGGGATTCTTCAAATAACATTTTATATTATATTCAAACTAGATTTAATGATGAAGGTTTGGATAGTAACGGAAATTTAACTGCTTTTAGTGGTGCAAATGTTATAACAGGCCAGAGTTCAAGTGCAACAGGTACACCTGATACTTCAACACAAACTGTTGATAACATTGTATTTACGAGTGGATATAATGCTGGTGAAATTGACGCCGATACAGGTGATGTAATCTATGTTGAAAATAGAGCACCTATAACAAGAGCGTCTGACCAGACAGAAAAT